GTTTTCTTCTACACCATCTACCCACTCCAGAGCAAGTAACTCCCAATGAACTATAGAAATAACACCTGTAACTTTATCAGCTTCTAGCGCATTAACTTGCCAACTAAATTGCATTCTATTTCTCCAAGTTCTGTAAACGTAATTCAAGATCATCCACTTTCGCAGATAACTCTTTTACCGCTTCAATTAACAATGGCGTTAGCTTTTCATAGGATACAGTCTTGTAGTCTTTACCTAACGCAGAGGGGCTGACAATCTCTGGCAGTACCTTCTCGACCTCTTGCGCTGATACACCAACCTCTAGCCCGTTCTGCTCCGCTCCTGCAATTAGTGCAGTTTCGTTGGGCGTAAAGTAATAACCATTGAGCGTGTTCAGCTTTTCAAGAGGGTTATCAATCTTGCCTTTAAAGTCTTTAAGGCGCTCATCAGAGTAGTAAGCTGTGATGTTACCAGTAGCTACGATAGACCCTACAACATGGAGCTTCTCTGCTGGAGCCGATGTTCCCAAGCCTAGACGATCTTGGTAGTTAAGGCGCATCTTTTCAGTACCGCCATCTTTGAATACAAGGCTAGTACCATTGTTGTTAATGCTATAGGATGGCCCAACATCAGTTGATAAAAACAACTTCGCGCCATCTGTAGCTCCATTGTTCAGATATAGATTTCCCCTTAACATAAGAGCCGCACCATCGGGGTTACTACTCTCTTCTAGTCTGATTGTGTAATCTGTAGTGTGATTGGTAGCCGCATGAAAATCTATGTACTTACCAACCTCCATAACCCCATTAGAGTCTACGACTGGCGCTGTGCCGCTAAACCAGTTTCCGCTTGATGGTACGTTTCCTGCGTGGAATACCTTGTTCTTTACTGCCCCGTTTGTCCAGCCGCCCCAGAATAAATCATTTGTCGATTTATCTAACCCAAAGTAACCCGCGTAACCACTACCAACATGAAACGTCATAAATGCGTCTGCATTGACACTGGTTTGGTAAACCTCTAGGCCCGACATATGTCCATCAGCAGTACCCCCGTTTGTATTGGAGTAAAAGCGTGTTTTGTTGGTGTACGCAACAGTGTCGTTATCTGCATTGTTCAGCATATAGCTTGTGCTGTTTGTCAGGCTAAACTCTGTGCCTGTCAGCGTTATGCCAGTGCCAGCGGTGTAAGTAGTGCCAGCACCTGTAATTGTAAAGTTAGGGTATGTACCTGTAACTGTGGTAGTGCCTGCGCCAGTAAGTGCGACAGTTTGATCTGGGGCTGTGTTAGCAAACTCAGTGCCTGTTAGAGACAGGCCTGTGCCAGCGGTGTAGGTCGTGTCAGTATTATTATCGGTACTAGTAATTGTAAAGTTCGGATAGGTTCCTGAGATGCTGGTAGCACCTGCACCTGTTAGCGCGACAGTTTGATCTGGAGCAGTATTCGCAAACTCAGTGCCTGTTAGAGACAGACCAGAACCTGCGGTATAGGTGGTATCGGTGTCTGCCTGAGTTGCAACATCATTTAACCCCGCCGCAGTAAGGCGAAGCTCGCACTTATCGCCATTGCTAAATGTTCGGGCAGATGTTCCATCCTGCGCCCTAACAATTGTGAGTGTGTTACCGCTTCGGGCTGTACACTTAACAATTTCTTTTAGGTTAGGGTCGCTGTCTACCTCTAACGTCACATAGAAGTAGTCACTCCCAGAAATTGCAGGAAAAACAGAGCCATCTGCCACTGTTATAGAAGTGGCAGAATCACCAGCCCCAGCCGAGAGAGTGGTAGACGCATTATTTGAAAATAAAACTGACATCTAAACCTCTCTTACGATGCGGTAATTGCCCACGAAATGGTCATCGCGTCCGAACTGCCCTTGTTCACGGTTGCATAAACCGTTCTGCAAAGCATGGTTCCGCCGCTAGATGCATTTAGTATTGCCGCTTCAGTTAGTGCGGCAGTAGCCGTGCCTGCTGGGAATGAAGCTACATATGTAATGACGTTGCCGGAAACAGTTGATGACGTTAAGGCGACCCGTCCTGACTCTGTTCCAAGCGCTGTATCTCCTGCGGCGGCGGCAGAGCTGTCAGTACCAACAGCCATGTGGCTCATTGCGCCGGCAGTTGTATCTTTCATTCGGCTTGCTACATAACCCTTACCAGCGGTAACAACAAGATTAGGTATCTCTTGAACCACTTCGTCATTGATTGACACTGTAACGTGACCTGTTAACTTTAAATTTTCTGTAATCATCGTAAAACCCTATGAATTAAGTGTGTAAGTATTAAGTGCCGAGGCATTCAGCACACTGTTGTGACCTGCCCTGATTTCGTAACTAAAGCTGTCCGTAAATGAAAAAACATTTGTCTTTTCAACACCCCAATTGGGTGTGACACTCACCAACTCGTCTAAACCAAACGCATCAGTGAAACTTCTGGCGTAAGTCGCAACAAGCCCAAACGAATCAGTGACTGAAACAAGATTGCTTACTGACTTCGCGAATAAACTGCTATGTATATCGCTGAACGATATAGTCTCTGTTTTTGCCTGAGCAAAATCTATTTGCTGGCTTTCCGAAAAATTTATTGCTTCGTTAATATTTTTATCTAAAGCAATTACTGATACATCAGTAACGGCAAGAGAGTCAGAAAACGCTCTCTCAATTATTAATAGGATAGAAACGACATCGCCTAACCCAACACTGTCTATCACGTTCTTAGCTACGGCTATCGCTTGCTCTTCAGTAAACCCTAAATTATCTAGTGTGGTTTTCTGAATTTCTAATGAAGCTAAATCTGCAAACGAAAACTGGTTATCGAAATACTGGTTAAGAGGATATGCGTCTAATTTTATTTCGGTAGCCGTTACGTTTGCGTACGAAACCTCACCTTTCGCTAACTGGTAAGCCGCTTTGACAGAAATTTTGGCGAAAGAAACGCTAGCCTTTGGCCCCATTAGTCGAAATCACTTCTTACTTTGAGCTTAATTAAATCGTAAACAGTTTGTATACCGCCTGACGAAAAGGTTATTTCAAGCTCTCCTTCAAAGGTGCCCGCAGTATCCAAAGTCCCTGTTGGGAAGTTCGTGGCAACTTTGCCATTAGCCCCATCAGTAACAGTGCATGTCAGTGTACTTTTGACTGTTGAGCTACCAAGCTCTCTAATTCGCAACCGAACTGTTGCGCCAGTGACGCTGATTGGCTTCCAAGTACTGCTGTCTTCTGTATCAAGAACTTGTCCTGATGCCGCTTCTTGACTGTCTTTTAGGGTGAACGTCAGCTCTGGGAGTGTATCGCCCGTCACCAAGTTTAATGTTTGTGAGTAAGCCACTAGATAAAGCTCCTTGGTTTACAGGTTAAAGATCCACCGCTAAAGCCGTATTTAGATTGGCGTATAGTCCGACCCACCTCTTTCTCAAAAAGGTCTCTATTGATACCGCCATAATTCGGATTGCTAAATGGTTGCCCCGCCATCATCTGTAGCCTGAACAATGCCCCGTGAGATATAACCTCTCGATACTCCTTGCCAATGGTGTCAGGGACGGAGGTGCTGGTTGCTGTAGGCTTGAGAGAGTACAGGACTCTTAAGCTGTCTTGCTCTGCTGGGATGGGTGCTAAGTAAAAGTCTTTATTGTCTCTCTGCGCGTAACTTTTAGGGCTGCCCCTTGAGGTCTCATCGCCGAGTCTTTGCAAAAGCTCCGTATAGCTAACAGGCTTTAAAGTAGTATTGTTGTTATATATATCAACAATGTGATTAAGCTCTGTGCCCGAAGGTATTGTAACGGCATATTCATTTACACCAGCTGATATCTGAATAAATTCAGGCTCTGCTAGATACACATCCGAGCGCCGACAAAAGTCAATGCAAGCATCTCTAACCGCTCTCTCTAAAAGAAAATCAGGGCAGCCTTGAACTTCTGGTCTGATATATGGGGCAAAATCTAAAAACTTCACTGGCTTACTCCTCTATTATCAGGCCTTGGGGTGATTGCCGAATCAATTTGAGCTTTAACGCCAAGGGCAGAACTAAAGCTTTGGTAGTGCATCATCGCTTTCTGTGTGTTGCCGGCAAACTCAGAATCTTTTTGATAGGATCTGTACAGCACATAATCTAGAAGACTGTTTGCATATATATCATCAATATGTATCACCTGAGTATCAGTGCCATTAGCAAAAGCCGCATCGGTAATTGTTATGTCATTGGGCATTTCGCTATAGACAATCTCAAGGCTGTGAGAGCCGCTAACGGCCTGAGGATAAACATAAAAAATCTTTGGGTAAGCTGGGTCATAAACAAAATGTTCAATTTTGTTTGTGCCGGCTGTAGACTCATGCCAATTTGGCAAAGTTTCATCAAGGATTCGCCTTTGAACTTGAGTAATTGCTCTGCCGCCCACATTGCGTATTACCTCAATAAGTGTGATAGCCGCAGCAGGCAAGGTTTGTTTGGTTCCGTCTGCACAATCAAAAGTAGTGTTGGCCATCTTTGCATCGGGTCTATGCATGACCACTTCCTTTTGAGCATCATTGAAAAACTTCAAAAGCTCCTGCTTAGGGAAGCGCACGTTCATGCTGTCTTGGAGGATAATTCCAGCCCGATCCAAAATATCAACTACTTTAGTTGTTGCCACTAGAGTCTTCCTCTTCTGATTCTTTCCACTCTATTACTTGAAGGTCGGAGTTGCCTTTAAACAGCTCGTTGTACTCAAAAATGTTTCCGGTAATGACGTTCTGAACTTTGGCTGGGATAAGCGAAGGCTTGACGACCGGAGCCTCATCCTTCATTGATTCCATCCTCTCGACCTGATCTTCAAGGTCAGACAGGGACAGGCGGCGGT